GGAGCTGGGCGGCATTTAGGACGCGCGAGGAAATAGCGCAGGACGAAAAAGAGCGCTGTCCGCTGTGCGGCAGTGGCGAGATTGAGATTCACTACGTCGACGACGGCATTGAGCCGATGACCGGCTATGTGATGAACGGCTACGTATTTGAGTGTCACGGCTGCGGCGAGCGGGGGGAATGGGAATAGAAAAATGGATTTACAAATGCTCGCCGATTTAGAAAAGGCCATAGATAAAGTGATCGAGGCTTACTGCGAGAAGGGGTATTGGACCGGCTACATTCACCCGCAATTAGCGCGGCAAATGGCTATCGCGGCGGCAACTGTATTCGATGCCGCAATGGACGGCCAAGACTACGCGGAACAGGAAAAATCGTGAAATCTTATTAACTCGGCAAACCAGAAAAGAGGGAACTGGTATGCAATACAAAATAGAGGCTGCGACAAAGCAGTTACGGCCGCTTCGGGGCAGTCAGGATCAGGAAACGCTTTATACAGGGCTAAAGATCAACGGCAACTGGGTCAACATCAAAGGCGATCATAGAAACTTATACAACAAGGTTGTTGAGCTGGAGATTGACGGCAGTATCGCAACGTTCACCCATCCGCAGACACCACCGCAACCGGCACAGAGGCCGCCGGCGCCACCGCTGCCGAGTCAGAACGGCCATACGCCCCGCTGGGCAACGCGCGACGATGCAGTAGACGCTTATATTTTTTATGCCACGCAGGTGAGCAAGTACCTGGCCGATCCTTTGGCGATTGCAAGGGCGGCGAACTGCTTGGCGATGTTAGAGGCGCAGGGCGAGATCAATCCGGTTCATACGGCAAAGGACGGTGAGCCATGCTGATTGAAGCGGTTGAAAATTACTATAGAGAGCTTTCCGCAGAGCGAAACTCAAAGCCGCAGAACTGGCGCCGCGCTTCTAGCCTTGGCTACTGCCCCCGGCGGCTTGGCTATCAGAAGCTCGGCGTTGTGGGCGATCCGCTTACGCCCCGGCGTCTGTCTATCTTTCATCACGGCGATGCCATCGATTTAGCGATAAAGCAGGATCTGTATCACGCGCTTAGGGGCGAGATTATCACGGCCAATCACCGGGGTAGTGTCGAGATCGAGGGGGTCGAGATCAGCGGGGAGTGCGATGGGTTTTTTCATATCGACGGCCGTTACGGAGTAGTCGACGGCAAAACCATGTCGGATTTTGGTTTCGAGCGCGCGTTAAACGGACAGATCGAGGAGAGCTATCAGGTTCAAGGCTGGGTCTACTCGCAGATTTACGGCGTCGATCTGGTGGTTTTCTACTGCTACCGAAAAGAAACGAGCCATATTGTCGAAGTCATTTTCGATGCCCGCGTGCCCGAGACAATTATCACCCGGCGCTTTGGCGGCGATGAGCGGGAGATAGCGACTAAAGATCCGCTGTTAATTGCCGAAGTGAGGACGCCGTTTTCGCCGGGGATAGAAGCCAAGGCGCGATCTACGGTGCTGGCCGTAAACGCTGTTACCTGCGAGGCCGATTTACCGGGGCGTATAGAGAACAACGACCGTGGCGAGCCGATCATTCAAGCCGAGACTGTCAAGGTACAGGGCGCAGGCGGTGCCGATGCTTATCAAGATGCGAACCCCGGCCACATAAACACGGGCAAGGCCGGGAGCTGGTACACGTTTGAGACCGGGCGCAAGATTGCCGGCTTTCCGTGTTCTTATTGTCCGTTTATCCGCCGTTGCCGCGCGGCGGTATTGGAAGTGAAATGCGGCAAGCCGGTCTGGCTGGTAGATGGGAAAGAGGGGTTATTTTCTGGTGATACGCAACAGGAAGTTACAGCGGGGGCCTAGAGGACACCACAAAGCGCACCTCGAAAAGGGCTGGCGGGCACCCTCTCCCGCCGGCTCTGGCTCCTGGAATGGAAGAGAAAGAATGAAAAGAAGCGCACCGCTCAATGGCTACAATTTTGGAAACAAACGTCAATACCGGCGTCACATATGGTCTGCGGCTCGTAGTTTTTGCGATCCGTGTGACAGGAGCAGCGCGCAAATTCTTTTGATGCCTTCTATTGAAGGCAAGGAAATTGAAGTAGCTGAAAACAACGGATTTCGCCAATGTAACATGCACATTGTAGACAATAATCCGGCTATCGTTGCTCATTTGAAACGGCGCTATCCGTACATAACGACTTATGGAGTCGATCTTGTCTCTGCTGTTAAAAGAATTGCTAAGGCAGGCATTAAGTTGAAGATAGCTAATTTTGACCTCTGCTCTACTGCCGAAAAACTAAGTCCTATGTTGTATGAAATATCTAAACTGCAAGCCTTTGCGGAACCACAACATTTGATTTTTGTTACTTTTCAACGTGGTCGTGATCGTGAAGCAGGGGACTTTGCAAGAAGAAATTTAACTCCAAGACCGGAGCATAAAAATACAACGTGGCTTATTGACGGAGGGAAAAGACTTGGTCTTTCTGTTGCTGATACATGGAGATTTTGGAAATGCTATGTCCCTTTTTATGATGTGAGAAATGAACAGTGGATGGGACATCTCTATAAACCGGTCATGCCACGTATATATAGGTCAAATGCTGGTACCTTAACCATGATGTATTTTGGCGTATGGCGAGAACCGAGGACGAAAGAAGCAGAAGCTTGGTGGCGTAAGCGTATTAGTAACGCGCATAAACCTCAGATAGAAATTAGCGACAAAGTGAAGATAGTAGCGAGTGTTATCGACGCACATCCACTGGAGAAAGACAGCGATAAAATCAAGTTGCTGAAGTAGAGGAAACTAGGAGTGAAAATTAGTGGATCAATCGCATGGTGGGTTGGACTAATTTTCATTTACGCCTTCGCGGTAACCAGGCGGTAAAAATGGGTTACCTAAAACGTGAGCGGATAGGTCGCCCCCCACAAGCTTATTCTAGGTTGGCGAAGCTGTAATTCCTAGCTGCGCGTAATGACCGCAGTAGTCCGGTGGGGCAACGATAGCAGCGAGCTGGTCGCCCGAAATCCCGCTCATAGTGAATGAAGCCAGCCTTGAGACATTGCCTGAAAAAGTGGCGCGAAAATTTTTCAGGTGCCGCTTTTACTAGGATTAGCTTCTAAGTCCTGGTGAGGGGTCTCAGAAGGGGAGGGGTCCGGGGAACAGGTTTGTCCGAATGGGGGTTCGGATAGTGAAACGGTGTCAATTGCCTGAAGGGTTTACGGTAACAAATGAAATGGTTGAATATGCGCAGGAGCGCGGCTGGGCTGATCCACGTAAAGAGTTCGAGGCGTTCAAGGCTTATCATCTTGCACACGGTTCGGTGATGATGAACTGGCGCATGGCACTAATGATGTGGTGCGGTAAAGCGGCGGCGCTAATGCCGTCTAAGAAAATGGCGCCGTTGCCGGTGAAGCAATTAGAATTAAAACCGCCGCCAATTAAGCCCGAGCCCATCCGTCACGATCCGCGCGTAGCCGAGTTACTTAAGGGTTTAGTCGAGCAATTCGAGAAGAGGCAGGGGTAGAGTACTTGTTTACAATCCTGTTGATAATTATTATAGGCTTGGCGCGCATAGCGGCGGGTGTGCCGGATACCGTAAGGCCTACAACCTTGGAAAAACAGGCCCGGCCCCGCCGCTTATTTTCCTTCCTATCACTCACCGGCGTTTTCTCAAACTGCCAATTTTATTATTTTCGTGTAGTAAAATGGACTACAAGCAGCCAGACGGCATAACGTGCCCGTGCTGCGGCGGTGCGGCCAAGAACAGGGGTGTGTGCCGGGCCACATACGCAATGGCGCGGCGCATGGTACGGGCGGGCAAGACGACATGGCAGGAATTGGAGCGGCGCGGGGTAGTGCTTGAGTCACGACAGGGGCAGCACAAGTATTCAGCGGCCGGCAAGCGGCGGCAATATCTGGAAATGGGGTATGGGCAATGAGCGATGATGCGGACAAAAAGGAGATAGAAAAGCTCAAGGCCGAATTGGAAGCGGCGCGGGTAGTTGGAAAAAACTTATATCAAGCCGCCACGGAAAATCTGTCCCGCAACGCGGCCCAGGACGCAGCAGACAATCAAGCTGAGGGGATGATTGGCGGCAAAGGTTGTTGTCATTCACAGGGAGAATCTAAGCGGGCATGGTTTTGTATAAAATGCGTTGCCGCCGCACTGCGGGAGAAAGACGCCGAGATTGCCAAGCTCAAGGCCGAATTGGAGCAAGCGCGCAAGCAATTATGGCAGGCGCAAGTGACCATCGAGCGGCTACACGCCGAGTTAGCGAAAGCGGCAGAGCGCCAGCGGGATATGCGAGTGATTGGCTGCATGATGGCTAACCTGTGTTTCAACGGCAAACAGGATGAGGAAGTGCCGTTATCCTATCGAGAAGATATGCGAAAATTACAAAAAGAGTGGGACGCCATACTCGCCCAAGCCGAGGGGAAGAAATGAAGGTCGATCCTGTTCACCAGCAAGCGATGCGCGATCTTCTCGTGAAACTTCTTCGTGCCTGGGGTGTGAAAAAGGACGTGAGCTTGCTCGACAATACGGCGCTAAAGCTCGAACTGGAAAAGGCGGTATGGGGCGTGAAGTGACCTCTTTTTTTGGTTGCAACGTTGCTGATTGGCAAGTGACAAATGGAAAAACTCAGCTCCGATAAGTTTACTGCACTTGTCCTGCTAGCCAGCGCCATTGCCGCATTAGCCCTGCTAGCGTGGATTTGCGTGGATATTCTAGGCCTTACGCTATGAGGCGCAAGCTAACCACACCGCGCAGTCAGGTCAGATCGGCACTGCGCCGGCTGTGGCTTCGTAGCCGTGAGCGCCAGTTCGCACTGAAGCGCGATCGTTACACGTGTCAGGGGTGCAGAGTAAAGCAGTCACGCGCCAAGGGCCGGGAGGTCAAGGTAGAGGTGCATCATGTCGAGGGGATTTTGAACTGGGAGTTAATGCTTGATTACGTCTATCGCCATTTGCTCTGCGATCCTAAGTATTTAGAGACATTGTGCAAAGAGTGCCATGAAAAAGAAAGTTAAGTTCTGCCGCTGGTGCGGCCTTGTGACTAAGCGCCGCTGCGGCATCTGTCTAGATTGTTGGGATAAGAGCGAAGCCTACGACAAACTAATTGATGCTGGCAAGGCGCCGTATATCCCGCCGACTGAACGGCCGAACCACCGGTTTTACGTCAGGGCAAGGCGTGAGCCTACCGAGCGCCAGAAAGTCTATTGGAAGGCGCTTTCTGATCGAAAGAAAGGCACTGTAGGCGGAGTGTGAAAAATTAAAGCGAACGAAAGGGGGTGAAAGATTATGCTTAAAGCGTTTAGTCTAGCCGCTATCCTGACGCTGATACTCGATTCAGGCCTGTATCAGGTCGCCGCGCGCACTCAGCCGTGGGTAGGCGGCTATTATGAGACAGAGCAGTGGGCGTGTGTTTACTGGATAGCCGGCATGCCGATTATCATCCCGTGTTGACGAAGGAAAAGGCTAGGGACTTGGGATAGTTGATGACATAAAGCGCACTCAAAGCAACTTCGATAAAGACTACGGCGGCATACGGAACTGGAAGTTTCTAAACTTTAACGGTAGCGAAGATCCCGAGCCACGTGAATTTAAGCCGGTAGAAAAACTGTTTATTGCCGTCCTCATGGATGCGATCAATACGCTCAAGAACGGCCCCACTCAGCGAAGCAGCGCCAAATGCTGCCACAACACCGAGCGATGGCTCATGTCCAATAAGGCGGATTACTGCTTTAGTTTCACGGCAATTTGCGAATATTTTAACTGGGCGCCTAGTTACGTGAGAAAGAATATTCTTGAGTATCTCAGGCTCAATCAGGTACATGAGCCAAAGGCACGCCGGCGGCAGGTGAGGAAAGGGTGGAAGGTGGGTAAATCCTAAGTGTAGTATTTTTCTGTTTTCTAAACACCAGCGGTTGTGATATTGCTGTGTAGCAATTAGCAAACGGCAAACCAACATGGCTAAAGGGCGCCCACGGTTCCGCACGAAAGAATATTGGCAAGAATACAATCGACAGTATCGAATTAAAAACAAAGAGCGTCGGGCAATATACATGAAGGCGTATCGCGAGGCTCATCCGCGTTTAGGCCAACGTGAGGATAATCTTAAATACGCGTTTGGATTAACACTCGGGCAATATAACGAAATGCTCAAAGAACAGGGCGGCAGTTGTGCTGTTTGCGAGCAGAAGCCTACGACTATCAGGTTGGCGGTAGATCACGACCACGTCACCGGAACTATTCGCGGGCTACTTTGTATTGGATGCAATACGACGGTTGGCAAGCTCCGCGACAGCCCGGAATTAGTAGAGAAATTGCGGCGTTATCTCTACAAACATTCTCAGCTGAAGTTAGTTTCCTGATTCAATGTCATTTCTATGTCAACAGAACGCCCACCATGGCAGTTCCAACCAGGTCATAAATTGGCAAAGGGCGGCAAGAGGCCCGGGGCCGGCCGGCCGTCTAAAGGCAAGAAAGCGGCGGCGCAAATTGTCAGGGAAATTATCGAGGGCAACGCGCAGCGTCTTGCCACTCAATACATTAAGCGCGCGCTAGATAAGTACGGCGACCGTGTTTTATGTCATGCAATAGACAAGCTATTGCCGGATAACCAAGTTGCAGCCCCACCAGCAATCATCCACCAGTTTATCCAGTTCTCAAGTCATAACAATTCCGCACAACTATCTGCCGAGGGATTATCAGGTGCCATTTTGGTTGGCGATGACAGAGCAGGGCAAGAAGCGGGCGGTGATGATTTGGCACCGGCGATCGGGAAAAGATCTAACGGCATTGAATTTCGCAGTTTCTCAAATGTTTCCAGAGAACGGGGGTAGAATAGGTACATACTACCACCTGTTTCCGACTTACTCCCAGGGCCGAAAAGTCATGTGGGATGGGAAGAACAAGACCGGATTTCGTGTAATGGATCATTTTCCCGGCTTTTCTAGTCCTCGTCATCCGGCCGGTATAGTGGCTAAGAGAAATGAAACTGAATTGCGCGTGGAACTGGTAAACGGGAGTGCTTACCAAATCGTTGGCACGGACAACATAGACTCGATCCGTGGAACAAATCCAGTTGGCGTAATCTATAGCGAGTACGCCTGGCAGAATCCTCAAGCTGAACTGATACTTAGCCCGATCCTCCGTGAGAATGGTGGGTGGGCGATCTTCAACACGACGCCATTAGGCCACAATCACGCGGAAGGGCTTTATAGAATGGCTAGGGCAAACCCGGAGTGGTATTGCTCTTTGCTTACGGTTGATGACACCAAAGACCATGACGGCCAGCCGGTATATTCGCCGCAACAAATCGAGGAAGAACGCCGCCGGCTGATAGCCCAAGGCAAGTCTGAAAGCGATGCCGAAACCTTTCTACAGCAGGAATATTATTGCAGTTTCGAAGGCTACCTAGAAGGCAGCTATTACAGCGAGCAGCTGCGGGCTGCACGAGCGCAGGGCCGTATCAGCCGCGTACCGTGGCGCACTAACGAGCCGGTATATACGTTCTGGGATATCGGCGTCGGCGATAGCACGGCTATCTGGTTCGGGCAGCGCTATAAGCACTTGATGTTATTCGTTGACTACTACGAGGACCACGGCAAGCAGCTCGGCCATTATGCCAAGATATTACATGAGAAACCGTATACTTACGGTGGGCATTACTGGCCGCACGACGGCAAGAACCGTGACTTTAGCGGCCGTGAAGGTGAGGATAGGCGTGATACCGGGCAGCGGCTAGGGGTGCGGCCTATCTATATCGTGCCGAGGGGCGATATCGACGACGGCATAGACTCGGTCCGGCGGCTGTTCAGCCAGTGCTGGTTTGATGCCAAGAACTGCGCTAAGGGGTTGGATGCATTAGCTTCTTATCATAAGGAATGGGATGAGGACCGTAAAGAGTTTAGGCAGCGCCCGTTTCACGACTGGGCATCACACGGGGCCGATGCGTTTAGGACAATGGCAAAGTGCAGGTGGGACTTGCCGGTGCAGGATGACGAGCACCACCGGCTGCCGCCGAGCGCAATGTCGGCTTAGTTGTTATGTTTGACGTAACATGTGGCATGTGATAAATCACGTTACATGGAACCACCTAAATGTAAATTGTGCTTGAAAAGGCACTACGGGAGTTGTTTTGGAGAGCTTCAGCAACGGGTTTACGAGAAGGCTGTAAAGCCTAAGCCTAAGCCGCAGCCCCATTCAATGCCTAACGCTGCCCAAATAAACGCCGAATTTGAACTGCATCGTTTGCTTGCGTCCGAAGCGGTTAAAACTAATACCGTGAAACACTGTCCTACCTGCACATGTAAGAGAGTCTACAAATCAGCAGCAGAGCGGCAGAAAGCCTACCGCGAGCGGCACAAGGCGGCTAATGGATCTTAACGCTATCCTTGCCGAATTGCAGCGGCGCAAGGCGCAGGCGGGGCAGCGTATTTCCGATCTATTCCAGCCAGGGCAGCAGTCTACCGACAACTTTAATATCAGCGGCTATCCGACGCTAGAGCAGACGCCGAGCAGCGATCAGCTAAAGGCTTATGCCGCACAGGTAGCCAAAGAATACGCGCAGCGTGCGGCTGAAGGCATAGTGCCGGCGCCAATACGGGCACGTGAGCAGGCGATGAGGACGGATCCTGCGGCAGCGGCAAGGCCGTTTACCAGCCAGGAAGTGCAGCAGTCCGTGCCGTATATCACAGCCGCAGCGCCGATTGCGTATCACGGCAGTCCGCATGAGTTTACGCAGTTTGATGCCAGCAAGATCGGCACCGGGCAAGGGGCGCAGAGTTACGGGCATGGGCTTTACTTTGCGGAAAATCCGCAGGTTGCGCAGAGTTACGTTACCGCAGGTCAAGAGAATGGCTGGAAGATTGGCGATAAGGTTTACCACGGTTTAACCAGCCGGTTAAATGCAACACCGGAGAATTATGCGGCTAATGCGTTGTCTCGATTCAAGGGCAATGTGGACGAGGCTATCCAATGGCTGCGCGATGATATTCCTAGTGAGGCGAAAGCAAAGGGGTTTTTGCGCCGTATGGTACGCATCGGCGCGCCTATCGAGGAGGCAAGCGGCAATACTTACCGCGTCAACATCCCCGACGAGCACGTAGCGAAGATGCTCGACTGGGACAAGCCGCTTAGCGAGCAGGCGCCGGAAGTAAGGAAAATTCTTGACTATCAACACGGCATTAATGACCCGAATGTAACCGGCGAGAAAATATATAAATCCCTCTTAAGTGATTATGGGGGAAATGCACAGGAAGCAACTGATAGTTTGGCGCGTTCCGGTATCCCCGGCATCAAGTACTTAGACCAAGGCTCGCGCGGCTATAACGTCGAGAGAACGATGGGCGGCGCAGGCGATTGGATAGCCACTAATTTCAACGGGCAGATAATCGCCAAGGACAAGACACGTGAGGCGGTAGAAGCGGCTATAAAGAGCCGCCAATCGCGCAACTTTGTCGTATTCGATCCGGCGATTCTGAAGGATGTAAGCAGGCAATAACGTGTTCATCTTACCATCACGGGGCAGACCCCAGAACGTAGCGCGGCTGATCGAGCATTACCGCTATACCGACGCCACGGCGCCTGTGTGTCTGTATCTGGACACCGACGATAGGGCCGATTACACCCGTCTTGACCTGCCGCCGAATTGGGGAATCTACTGGAACGACAGAGCCGCATATAATCCCGTCTGGCACATAAACAATCAGCATTTTACGGACTTTCCTAATGAGCCCTGGTACGGCCACATTAACGACGACATGGTGCCGCGCACGTATCATTGGGATCAGGAGCTGATCAAGACAGCCGGCAGCGATTTTATTGCCTACGGTGACGACATGCTGCAAGGCAAGCGCATGTGTACGTTCCCGGTAATAGGCGGCGATCTGGTGCGAAGATTCGGCCGGCTCATGTTCGATGGCCTCAATATCGACAGTGCCTGGATGCTGCTCGGCTACAAGCTTGGCCTTTTACGCTACCGGCCCGACGTGCGGCTCGAGCACATGCACTGGACGGTTAACAAGGCGCCGTTCGACGAGACATACAATGTGGACGAGGCGATAAGGCAAGGCGGCAGCTGTGAGGCGTTAGAGGCGTTTATGCGCGAGTGGATATTACCGGATACATGGGAGGAGCGGCTATGACAATGGGGCGGGTATTCGTGCTTATCAGCGTGATCTGCTTTTTACTGGCGTTTATCGGCGCCGGCTTCGGCCTTAACGGCGGCCATGTGCACGGGGCAATGGGCTGGAGCGACTTGATAGCGCTCGGCTTGTTTTTCTATGCGGCTGCGGGGCTTGTATGATCCTGATTCTAATAATCATTCTGCTCATCCTGGCGCTCGGCGGCCTACCGAACTGGGGCTATCACGACTTAGGCTACGGCCCCTCAGGGCTGCTCGGCCTGGTGCTTGTCGTGCTGCTGGTGCTGTTTCTGTTCGGGAGGCTATGAATGAAAAAGCCCAAAGCTCGCGCTTTCAATCAAGGTGAAACGCCGACTATCGCGGTATTCAATGCGGCTACGGTATCGCTAGGGGTGGATTTCAATAAGCTTGTGACAGCGCTGCAAAGCTATGTCGACAAGTACGTAGCGCCAAGGTGGGCATGCCCGGCCCATTTAGTAGCGGCCAATGACTTTATCAAAGGCGCATGGGCTGTTGCGTTTCTCGACGATGCCGATGTGCAGGGAGCGTTAGCGTATCACGACGTAACGCCCGACGGCATGCCGTTAAGCAAAGTATTTGTCAAGACAACGCTTAAAAATCACGAGCTTGTATCGGTTGCCGCAAGCCACGAGCTGGCCGAAATGCTCGTAGACCCGGCCGTGCAGATGATGACCACCGGGCCGAACCTTAGGCTAACGTATGCGTACGAGGCATGTGATCCGGTTGAGGCTATCAGCTTTCCTGTAAACAATATCCCAATGTCAGACTTTGTATTCCCGAGCTATTTTGAAGTGTTCAGAAAGGCCGGCTCTGTGCCGTTCGATCAGTTAGGCAAGATCCACAAGCCGTTTCAGCTATTAGCGGGCGGCTATCAGATTGTGTTTAACGGCCGGCAGTGGACCGAGGTGTTTGGCTCGGCGGATAAGGCCAAGAAATTTGCCAAGGAAGATAGGCGCGGGCATCGGTCGGAGCAGCGTAAGAAGCAGGCCGAAATGGCGGCGATAGCGAGTGATTTGAAGTTTCCTGTATTGGCGCGGGTGGTAAAGTGAAAGAGGAAGTCGATCCATTAGGAACTGCGGTTTGTGACTACATCAATATCCTTGAGGGCAAGACCCCTGCGGCCGAGGCACAGGTCAACGGCGAGCAGGAGTTAACCAACGAACAGCGCCGGCGCGTGCCTTATATTATCGCGCTCTATAGAAAGCCCTGCTACCTCTGCGATAGCGAGCCGCCGTGTCATTATTTCCTGCCCTGGAAAACCGCCGACGCTGTAACGCCGTGGAAGATAACGGCAATCTGTACAAGCTGTAGAGCGTTGCCGGACGTGATCGAGCAGATTAAGGCAAGATTAGCACAGGAGTTGGAGTGAGCTGGCAGATTCTACAGTCCGACGTGACTAACCCGCTGCCGCTCAAGGACAATAGTGTTCAGTGCGTGGTGACAAGCCCACCGTACTGGGGGCTGCGCGATTACGGCACGGCGTCATGGGCAGGCGGCGATGCGGGATGCGATCATGCTCACTTTCTTGGGGGCAATGGCGATGCGAGTCTAAAACAAGTCAGCAACAACGGCACGCAGAAATATCAATATCGTGACACATGCCGCAAGTGCGGCGCAACGCGCATAGACCGCCAGTTAGGCTTGGAGGCCACACCCGAACTGTACGTTGAGCACATGGTAGCGGTATTTCGGGAAGTGAAACGGGTGCTGCGCGATGATGGGGTGTGTTTTTTGAATCTCGGCTCAAGTTACGCTGGAAGCATGAAAGGCTGGTCGCCTAACGGTTATAGCTATGGAGGCCCGAAGCAACGGACTAATGCTGGTTCAATGGGCCTTCCGCCTGCTTTCGTCGGTGGTAGGCGGCCCAGCCGATCTCTTGACGATGCTCCTGCATGTGGCAGTGATGACAAAGAATCTGAAAGTTATCCTGCGACTGGTTATGCTTGTTCCGATCTTTGTGATGAATGCTCACACGTTTTGTTGAATTGCACTTCGAGCAACGGCCACCAGCAGCCTGAACAATCTGTTTCGCCCGTTTCGCAGACAGACCGTGATAACGAGCCTTTGGATTGCGAGCCATCGCCCGCTCTCTTGCCGCCTGTTTCATCTCAGGAGTCCACGCAGCAGCAATCTTTGCCGCCACTTCAGGGCGAGTGCTCGCACTGCGCCAACTGTGGCGTCTGCCTAAATGTAATTGCCTCAAAAACTCGCGATGCTTCTCTGTGCGCACGTAAGAGGGCTTACCCTTACGAGCAAGACTCATCGCTAGACGGCGCTCAGGACTTTGTTGCAGGGCAAGGTAACAATCGCGGCACTGGGGCGACTGACGGTGCATCGGTTTCCCACACTTCGGGCAAGGCTTCTTATTCCTCATCATTGGTATATTTACTCAAGTCGTTACGTCATTTCAAGCCAAAAGATCTAGTCAACATTCCTTTCTTTGTGGCAGAGGCGTTACGCTTGGATGGCTGGTATCTGCGCAGCGATATTATCTGGAGCAAGCCCAATCCCATGCCTGAGAGCGTAACGGATAGGCCGACCAAGGCGCACGAGTACATTTTCCTGCTGGCTAAAAGCCCAAACTATTATTTCGATCAAGATGCGGTGCGGGAGCAATACGAACCGGCGAGCATAGCACGCAGTAAATACGCCTTACAGGATATTCGTACAGGTGTGGTCGGGCAGCGCTGGGAAGCTGGACCTCGTGGTGTTCCTACTCGTGAATTTCCAGAACCAAATCCGGCAGGCCGCAATATTCGCACCGTCTGGGAGATCGCCACGCAGCCCTATCCTGAAGCGCACTTTGCGGTATTTCCCGAAGCCATAGCCGAGCGTTGCATCAAGGCGGGCACAAGCGAGAAGGGCGCGTGTAGTGTGTGCGGTGCGCCGTGGGATCGAGTAACGGAATCAACCCGCACATTTCAGAGTGGATCCGGGCGAAGCGGTAACCCTATCAACGGTAAACAATCGCCAGTACAAGGCGCAGGCTATGGTGACGTGCGGTTAGGGCCAACGATTGAAACCAAGACCCTCGGCTGGCAACCCACATGCACGCACGACGCGCCGATAACGCCATGCGTCGTGCTCGACCCCTTCTCAGGCGCGGGCACCACGGCGCTAGTGGCCGATAAGCTGGGGCGGTTCGGCATCGGGTTAGAGTTGAAACTGGATTATTGCCAGATGGCAAGCCGACGCTGTTACGACGACGCGCCGCTGTTAAGTTTGCTCGGTTAAGGAGATGCTAATGGATAAGCTCAAAGCAATACAGAAGGCGCACGAGGCTAAGATAAAAAAGCAGATGAAACCGCCCAAGTCCATGATGGGCGTGTGCAAGGGGCACGGGGCAGAGGAAAAGGGCGAGAACAAAAAGGGGAAATAGCAATGGGTTGCGTTTTGGTTCAGTGCCCGAATTGCTGTCAAATGATTGATATAACATGCAATCCTAATCATAAATGCACTCCGGTTATCTTAACTGAACTGATAGAGCAGATGAAAAAGGAAGGTAAGTAAATGGGGCTAAAAAAAAGAGCACTGCCTACTCAGGGCAAGGCCAAGGAAATACTTAAAGACGGCACGGTGCGCGGCAAGCCGATCACGACCAAACAGCGCGGGCTATTCGGCATTATAGTGGCTGGTAGAAAACCAACCAAGATCGCTAAATGAGAGCCATTGAGATACCGCACCGCCGCGTTCTGGAAATGGACAAGTCCTATTTCGACAACAACTTTATATGCGTCAACGAGAACGGCGATAACGTGGGCATGAGCGAGGCGCTTTACTTAGTCGTGCGCAACAGCGACAGCAAGGTATTCAAGCTGGCCGAGTTCGTGCCGTATGGCTGGAAGGGTAAAGACTGCGTGTATCTGGAGGAACTATGAAAAAAGAGAAAGAAGAAACACCTAAGCCCGAGCCAAAGGCCAAAAAAGACAACTTCATGGTCAGCGATGCCGAGCAGAAGGCGGGCGAGCATGGCTATGACAACGACGGCGCGTTTGGGATCGGGATGATAAAGGGAAAATAAGTGCCCCTATACAACAATCCTAGTCAGTTAGCCTCATTGCAATCTAATCGCAAGTTCAGCGGCGATAATGCGGCTACGCAAAACGCGGCGGCAAGCGATGCCAAGCGCGATCTGGCCAACTTTATCGCCAAAATCAAGCTCGATATCGATGCGTGCTGGAAAGTAACCGAGCCGTGGCGGCTTGCGGCAGATGAGTCTTACCGATTTGTCGAAAATGATCAGTGGGACTCCAAGGATGCGGCGTATATGCAGCAGCCGCCGGCCCGCCCGATGCTGACTTTCAACGATGTCTTGCCGATTATCCGCATTTTATCCGGCATAGAGCGTCAAAAAGCTGAAAGTTTCAAGGTAAAACCTAGAGAAGGCGGCGATATAGACTCAGCACAGGTGCTGACCGAGCTAATGGGGTACGTCGATGACGACAATTTGGGTTACTACCAACGAATCAGAAAAAGCAACGATGTTAACATTACCGGAAGAGGTTATATCAAGACTGATATCTCCTACGACGAAAATGTTAACGGTGACATTATTCTCAAACGGCGTAACCCCCTCACTATTTTTAATGACCCGATGGCCGATGAATGGGACGGAACCGATCGGCGATGGGTCGCAGAAGGTGAATGGGTAACTGAGGATGAGGCGAAAGAGCTTTGGCCGGAGTTCGAGGATCAGATCAAGATCGGCGACTGGCTGAGCGGCAATCAAGGCATGATGGCAAGCGAGTTAGTCGGCGACCGCATTAACTCCAAGATATTTCTAGACGCTGCCACAAAGCGGGTGCGAATATTCGACTACTGGTACAAAAAGACCGAGCCGGTAATGCTCGCTATCAACATGGACACCGGCGATACCAAGGCGGTAGACGAAAACTTTACGCAAGAATACCAGATGATGGACCCGGCAACGCAGCAGGCGCTCAAGTTTACCAGACGCAAGGTGACAACTATCCGCGTTGCCACGATTATGAACTGGATACTGATGCGTGATGACTTATCCCCGTTTCCGCACCGTTACTTTCCAATCACGCCGTATGTAGGCCTTCAGTACAACAACGAGCCGTGGGGGATAGTGCAGTATCTGAAAGACCCGCAGCGGCTAGCCAATAAAGGCGTATCGCAGGCGCTTAACCACCTTAACCGCTCTGCTAATTCCGGCTGGCTCAATCACTCGACTCGCGGCGCTAGCAGCACGGTACTGGAAAAGTTCGGCTCCGTTCCGGGCATCGTCATCAACTATCAGGAGGAGCCGCCGCGCCAAATAGACCCTACACCGTTAAGCGAGGGGCACGTGGGCATGATCAGGTTTGCCAAGGATCAAATTAAATCCACGTCACTTGTTAATGCGGAAATCCAGGGCATAGCGGCCGAAGGTTACAAAGCGGTATCAGGCAAGGCGATACAGGCACGACAGCAGGGCGGGCTAGTCGGCAATGAGGATTTATTCGACAATCAGTTACTAGGCGACAAGATTGTCGGGATGCAGTTAATCCCGATGATTCAGCAGATATTTACCCCTAGCCGCGTTGAACGAATTGTCGCCGATAGGGCCGACATGGCAACTAGTAACATGGCGGCGCTGTTCTCAAAGCGCAAGGCGGAAATGCCGGTAATAATCGACCGCGCGTTAAAAGGCGAGTACGACTACATTATCGACCGGGCCGGCGGCGGGCTATCGGCACGCGAGCAGATGGCCGATAGGCTTGAGCGCATTACCGAGAAATGGGCGCAGTACGGGCAGGTGCCGGTAAGCTTGATCATGGCAACGCTTAAATACTTGGATCTGCCGAGCGCCGACGTCGAGGCAATCAAGAATGAAGTGATGCAGCAGGCGCAGATGATGCAGATGGCACAGGCGCAGCAGATGGGCGCGGTTCCTACTAACGGCAGTGTGCCGCCGCAAGGACTGGGGCAATAACAAGGAGTTTTTATGGCGATAGAGCTTGAAGAAAAACCAGCGGCGCCGGCACCTGAGAGTAACGGCAAGAACCCCGGCACCGATGAGGCTGTTACCGAGCAGGCTGATTTGGGCGCAGGTGTCGGGCCGGGTGAGGATTACGACCAGGTAGAGGAGCCGCCGGCCGAGGCAGAGGACGCCACACCGCCGCCGCCAGACCCGACTGCGAAAATGTCGCCGAAAGAAGCGGCTGACTACTGGCGCAATAAGGCCAATCATTTCGAGTCTGAATATAAAGTCGAGCGCACCAAGCGCCAGTCCTATGACAAGCGCTACGGCGGGCTAAACGGCACTGGCAATATTCTTAGGAATAACGTTGAGCAGCAGCGTGCCGTTGACCGCTTCACTAACTTAGATGTGCCGAACAACGTGAACGATCTGGCATCTTATACCCGCTACATCCTAAACGAGGCTGAAAAGAGCTTCGAGCACAAGATGACGGAAAAGCAGTTAGACGGCCGGGTAGAATCTACGGAGAAAACGGCACGCGAAACGCACAACGGCGAGGACGGACTGCCGGCGTATGACGAATTAGTAGACGAATTTGTCGCCCCGCTGATACAGAAGCGCCCGCGCATATTCAATATGCTGCGCGAAATGGAAGATCCAGCCGAGGCCGCTTATACGCTCGGCTTCATACTTAAGTACAAGAATTTCAGCGATATCGTGAAGTCACAGACGCGCGATGAACTAATGAAAAACATCAATGCTACGTCCAAGCAGGCGGCTAATGTGAAGGGCAAGAATAGCGGCAGACAGCCGAGCGGCAGACTGACCAGAGCGGAGATAGATGCGATGTCGCCAGAAGATTTTGAACGGGAACTTGAACGATTTCGCGCAGGTGGAGAGTAAAAGGTAAAACAAAATGGCATACGACAAACAATCAGACCCGGTTTCAGACAAACTCTGTCTTTACGGCCCGCTCGCCAAGGACTTCATGCGCACGCACGTAGGCGAGACGGTACAGTTGAAAGTTACCGCTATCCTGAACACCGCGACTACCAAGGCGCCGGATAGCGTAGAGGGCGATGACACGCCGTATGTTGAGTTTGAAGTGCTTGAGGTCGACGGCGGGAAGAAAGACTACGGCGATATGAGCAGTGCGGAAATGGAAACGGAGATACACAACGCGAAATATGGAGATCAGCAGCCAGATCAGCCAACGACTATACCAAACCGCGAGGACGGCGGCAGTATCTGGACCGATATCAAGCGCCAGGACAAGATAAGTCGTACACCGCAGCGCCGGCCCAGGCCGTTTAGGATCGGGTGAGTTTAAATGCCGTTTCCCGGCACGATTTATTCTTTCATGGGGGGCGAAACCGGCGATTTAAGTGAGTGGCCGGACCTCGGTTGGAATTTCATTGGCGGGAGCGGTGGGTTTCGGCCGGTAATATCGAGCACCCGCGCAAAGACCGGTACTTATTCGTTCAAGCACGAGCTGCCAGTGGCCGGCGTGACAGATGCTCATAGCTCGATGGCCATGCAGCAGGGGCCTAATCTTGTGAGCATGGGAGGACCGGGCGGCAGTTACATCGGCGGCTATTACAGCATGTGGGTTTACTTAGACAACGTGAACAGCGGCTGGAATAAGACCGATTGGCGCATGCTGCTAGGTTGGATGACTTCGGTTAGCGGGGCGCCGGACCCGATAGGCCATATTGAAATGTCCAAACTTGGCACGCCGACTACCCTTACGTTAGGGGTATGCTTCAAGGCGGCGGCAGGTATTTGTTGGACAGCTCCGGCGCTTGCCGGCTACGACCTGCAAGGCGGACAATACTATTTTCAGACTGCATCGAGTCCGAACGGAATAACAGCGGTGCCGTTGAATCAGTGGGTACATATCGAGGTCTATCGCAAATTCTCCCTGACCGATGCTCAAGTGACAATCTGGCAGGATGGGGTGCTGGTGATGGACTTATCGCACCATGATCTAAACACCGTCTGGGGCTTTCAGGTCGCGCCTTGTACAAACGCGGCAGGCGGCATGATCATTCAGGTTGGCTGCTACGGGGGCGGAACCGTAGGCGGCGAAATATTGTACATTGATGATTTTAGGGTAACGAGCCAACGAATTTATCCGTATCTGGCCGGGCAAACGACACCCGCCGCGCCGTCCGGGCTGGCGGTGCATTTCGTTTGAGGACGCTAATTTTATGACACCAGCACAATTAATCACACTTAAAAACGATATTACCGCAGACTCGACCATGAGCGCACAGCCGAACAACTCGGACGGCGCTATGGAGATTGCGCGGCTTTACAATTTAAACGCGACTCCTAACTTTACGGTCTGGAAAACCAGCGTGCCGCTAAGCGAAGTAGGAAAGAAGTTTAACGGCACAGAGCTGGCCGGACTCAGTACCGCGAATAATACCCGGCTCCAAACCATCGCGCTGTTCTTGGTTGGCGGCGTCAATCCGTCATTAGCCGATAACCGCCAGTTCTTTGACGATGTGTTTAGCGGCGCGGGCGGCACCAATACGCGGGCTAATCTGCTTGCGCTCTGGAAGCGGTTAGCTACGCGCGGCGAGAAGCTATTCGCCACCGGCACCGGCAGCGATCCTTCGCCGGGTACGCTGGTAGTAGAGGGGGATATTTCACCTGCTGACGTTACAGCAGCGAGGATTAGTTAATTAAATGTCTACCGTTAATATTGCCTATGCGGCATCCTCGGTAATCACAATCACGCTTGCTTCGATTGCAACCTCGGCGACCTTTGTAGCCGGTGCCGAGTCCACGATAGTCGATAACACGTCAAACAAGTACGTTGACGCGATTGTCGGCGGCAAGATTACCGTCGGCACTACGCCGACTGTCAACACACAAATTTTGGTTTATGTTTTCACACCAATCGACTCTACGCCGACTTACCCGGACGTTATGGACGGTACTGATTCGGTGGAGACTCTTACCAGCGTCGGCGTAGGCCGGGGGTTTTTAAAACTAGGTGCGGTTCTCGATGTAGACGCAGTTACGTCAAATATTGCTTATCCATTTAGCTTCACGGTAGCGGCGCTTTTTGGGGGCGTTATGCCGTCGCGCTGGGGGCTATTTGTCGCACACAACACCGGCGTCAATCTGCATGCTACTGGCGGCAATCATGTGATTAAGTACGAGGGCATTACTTACACGGTTGTATAGAAAATGGCAATTCGGTTTCTAGTCGGAACAACTAGCAAGGTAGATCATGGCTCGCTTGGTTCTTTTGATCCAGCGGCACTGACTATTTGCGCCTGGGTGTATTTTGATAATGTGGCAAACGCTTTTGCAGCTATCGCAACCAAGTGGACCGTGACTCAGACGGGGATTCAATTTAACAGAAAAGGCACGGCCGGAACTGTATTGATCGCTAAACGAACATATGCCACGAGCGAAAATTCCGTTGAATCGCCAGCGGGCACGCTTACAGTCGGTTGGAACTTCTGCGCTTTTACCAATATTGACGCGACTCCGACATTAAGCGTCTATCGCGGCACCCTATCGTCGTTAGCAAGGGATGTAAGCGCCACACGGACTCTTGGCGGTAGTGGTGGTCCTGTTAGCGTGGCAACGCAAGTCCTGAACGTCGGGGCGACTAATGTTGGTCTTGACGGGCCAGCGGCGAGAATAGCGAATATCGGAGTATTTAACCGGGTTTTATCGCTTCAAGAAATTCAAGCATGGCAGTTACAACCGCAAGTTATGGCGGGTTGTCTTTTATTTTGTCGCTACGGCCATACCAAAGCGGTAAGACAAATTGACTGGAGCGGTAACAATAATCATGGCACAGTGACGGGCGCTCTTGTTGGTACGGACCCGCCTTTTTACGTTAATCATGCTGTTAAACTGCAAAAGAGGCTTGGGGCGTTAGCTCCACCTCCGCTACAGCCGTGGCAGTTACAGGCGCAAATGGGGGGGCTGCTTGCACAATAGCTGTGAGTGCTGCGGCAAGTACGATCTGGCACGAACTTATATCCGCTGTCAGCACTGCCATAAGCGGCTTTGTTTAAGGTGTGTGGCCGTGCATCCGTCACCGGAGCTTTGTAACAAGCGCTCTTTTCAGTGCACGCACGGGGAGCGGGGGCTAGTGGGGAGGGCTAACGATCATGTGAAAGAAAATCCAACGGAGCGCGTTTATAGTTTCGGGTACGAGTTTTTAAGGCAGGGGCTAAAAGGAGAATAACATGAGAGAATTTACAGTAGGCGGCGCCGGATTGACGCTCGCTAATAACTCGCCGGTAAGTTTGGTGATGATCATGCCCGTGGCGGCACCCGGCTTAAATATCCAGATTATGCGCGCGTGGATCGGACAGTCGGCCAACGCGACAAGCGCACAGCAGCGCGTTGAGCACACGACTCAAGTCGCCGCGTTTCCGACTACCGCCGTATCGGCAACGCCGGCAGCGCTCAACCGCTCCGATGCCGTGTCGGGTATAGCCGGTGCAACGACGATTGCCGCAGGCAAGTCAGGGATTAACGTAGGCACAGAAGGCGCAGGGGCTAAAACGTCGATGTTTTCTGACGCTTTCAACGTGCTGAACGGCTACTTATGGGTGCCGACACCGCAGGAAGTGTTGACATTTCCGGCAGGCTCGCTTTCCGCTTATGACTTGCAGCTTCCTACCGCGCCGACATCGCTTACGTTATGGAGCTTCGGGGTGAACTTCGCCGAAAGATAAGACATTTGATTGGCGCTGTTTCAACAACCACCTCCGCAACCATTTATCGGCGGGGCTCAACCCCTCGCACCGCGCGAGCTTACCCCGCCGCCGTATATTCCCAGCAATCCGCCATTTGGACTCGATTCCTGGCTCAACTCAACCCTGGCGCAGTGGCAGGTAACGCCGTGGCCGCAGCAGCGAACCGCGAAGCTTATTCAAGCGGCAGCGGCAGCAGCAGCCAATCCGCCGTTCGATCAGACCTGGCTTTTCTCGATCCTCAACCAATGGCAGATTACCGCGCCGATTACTCAGGCAAGGCAATTATCGCCGGGAATACCGGGGCAGAGTGCCGACAAGCCGCCAAATCGGGCAATAGATTTACGTGCGGCTTTGATTTCATGGCAACCGCCGCCGCCGACACAGACTTTTTACGCCAGATTTACGCAGGGGATAGACAATCCCCCGTTCGGCCTACCGCCGCGCTGGCGCTTCGATGCACCGCCTACGCCGGCACAAGTCCAATACGCGCGTTATGTTCAGCAGGTAGCTGTAATAGGTGCCGACAACCCGCCGTTTGGGCTGCGCGGTTATCTAAATACGCTCAGTCAGTGGCAAGCCCGGCCGCTCACGCCGTTTATCAGCGGCTGGCAGATTCAGGAATATGTTCCCGACAATCCGCCGTTCGGACTAGAATCATGGCTCGCTTCGGTACTGGCGCAGTGGCAGATAGTATCACTGCCGCAACAGCGGAATTTACGGTTAGTTCAGGCGGCTATAGCGGCCGCAGCGGACAATCCGCCGTTCGGCATGCCGCCCGATTGGATCTGGGGCACGCTCGGGCAGTGGCAAATTACCACACCGGCGCTAATCCGCTACCCCAAATTAGCTCAGGCGTTTATTGCAGCTGTAGATCAGCCGCCGCCGCGAACGACACTCAACTTTATTACCACGCTCAAGGCGTGGGAACCGGCGGTTATTCAGCCGCAGCACAATATCTACCTGCCGCAGCCGTTTGTAGTTGTTCCAACCGACAATCCGCCCTTTGGCATGCCCCCGGACTGGCTTTACACGGTTTTAACCGCGACATGGAAGCCGGGAGAGCCGCTACCGAAGCTGTTAGCGAAGATTTTACAGGCAGGGGCGGCGCCGGTAATTGCAACCGGGCAAAAAGAGAAGCGCAAATGGAGGCGCAGCAGTAGCTAAATGGCAACTATCGGCAGATATATCATTTCAGTCACTACGGCAGACGTGGGCAATGTGGTGTTTACCGACCCCATTATCGTCAAGCGTATTCATATTTTAGGCACCGCTGGCACCGTGGCCGGACACGCCTATAGGCTAGAAGACCCCGACGGCAATCTCTTATATCGAAGTCAGGCTAACGGCGCCTATTATGAGAGTGAGTCGATAACGCAGCGAAAATGGACCGGCGGGATCAAGGTCGTAGCGATTAGCAGTGGCGAGATGGATATAGAATACGACCGGGACACTAAGTACTAGAGAGTTCTCGAAAATATTGCTCTAGCGCCGGACATGCGTGCAGAGTTCTAATGTCTTTTAATGTGTGGAACCCCAAATAACGGACGCGGTTAAAATCTTTTATCGTTAGCGGATATAAGTCACCGCCATAACGTAGCCCCATTCTACGCAGATGATTTTTTGTCCGCGTGCGTAGCGGCAACTCGTCAATAGGCGTATCAACCCAAGTTTTCATTTAGCAAGGCACATTAGTGCGGCTGATCGGATCGACACACCACCTAGGTATACGCGGCGCTTGCGGGAACGGCTGCGGGTCGCTAACCCAGCGCTGAGTGGCCGGCATGTTCCAGAAAGCGGCGTCCGGCGGCTGCTCAACGTAAATTACCTGCGGCAATGTGCAGGCCGATAAAAATAAGGCGGTCAACAATATTAAAGTTTTCATGGTTCGCAACATAGTCATTAAACGTTTGACAAACAAGCGCTAGGCGTAGTACACAACCTGTGTGAGCATGCCACATATAGCATGCAAGCCCCGAAAGGGGCGAGCCGGCGTTAGGGCATAATCTAACGCAGCCGTTAATTCGGCGAGCAGTGGCTTTCCGCATAAGTGAAGCCCGGTGATCTCGAGACGAGATCGCTGAAAGAGTTACCCCAACTTTTTCAGGAGGCTTCACTTGAACGTTTACACTTCACTAGACGACGACACACAGAGTTTTTACAACAAGACTCTGCTTGTCAGGGCGCTCCCGAACCTGTTACATGACAAATTCGGGCAGCAAAAACCACTCAAAAACAATTCCACCCGCAAACAGACTTTCCGCCGCTATAACGCGCTAAGCACCAACATTACGCCGTTAATTGAAGGCGTTACCCCGCTCGGCAAGGATCTGACCAAGACCGATGTGACGGTAACCTTGCAGCAATACGGCGATTTTATTACCGCAACCGACGTAGTTACCTGGGTCAGCCGCGATCAGGTGCTAACCGAAGCGGCCGAGGTGCTAGGCGAGCAAGGCGCGCAGTCAGTCGATCAGGTTTGGCGCGATGTGCTGGTAGCCGGTTCTAACGTGTTCTGCGCCACAGATGACGCGGGCGTTACCGACTCGACACGTACCAACGTTGACGGCCTTATTTCCGCCGTATTTCTCGACAAGCTACAGCGTCAGCTAAAGCAGCAAAACGCCAAGTTCTTCAACAAGATGGTAAACGCCAGTACGGGCGTCGGCACCGTGCCGATCCGTCAGTCTTTCTGGGGCATTACCCACCCCGACGTTGAGTATACGATGGAAGGCGTTTCCGGCTTTCGTGCGGTGCACGAGTACGGGCAGCAGCAGTCAGTTATGCAGCCGTACGAAATCGGCGCTTACAAAAATATCCGTTTCTGCTCAACGACTTTTGCCAAAATATTCCTGGGCGGCGGCAATACTACGGCATCCGGCCACAAGGGAACGGGCGGCAAAGAAGACGTTTATGCGACTCTCGTATTCGGCATGAACGCCTACGGCATCGTGCCACTCACCGGCCATAGCTTCGAAAATATCGTCAAGCCGTTAGGCAGCGGCGGCACGGCGGACCCACTCAACCAGCGGGCCACGTCCGCATGGAAGGCGATGACGGCGGCGATCATTTTGAATGACGCTTTTATGGTCAGGGGTGAGACTGGCGCACTGCTCTAATATATAAGGAGATTTCAGTGAAACGATTCATCAATACTAAGGTAGTCCTTGATATCGAGAGCGGCCAAGTTCTAAGCCGCGAGGGGTTTGACTACGACGGCCCGGTTGCCGAGGCGGTAACGGCTACGGCAGTAACGAAGCTCGTCGAGTCGTATAGCCCCGGCGCCAAGGTGGAAGTTTATTCATTTAGCATTGACCCCGGCTCGATTGCCGCCTTTGCGCAGGAAGTTGAAACGATGGCAATTACCGGCGCCCGTACCGGCGATCCGGTCTTTGTTTCGATGGAAGCGCCGGGTGCCTCTATCGCTGTACAGGGGGCGAAAGTCACCGCGACCGATGTTGTCAGTTTTTACTTGGCTAACCACCAGGCAACGACTGCTGTCGATTCTGGTGCGCTCGTCGGCTACTTGAAAATCTATAAGCGTGCTGTTGGCGCATAAGCCGAAAGTATTTATCGGGCAGCCGAACAAGGGGGATGTCAAGTGGAACACTATGGCATCCCTCTTCAGCACGTTATCGGTAGCGACTTACCAAACGGCGCTGCTGGGGCAGAACGGCACGGTAGTAGATTACGGCCGCAACGTCATTTGCAAAATGGCACTCGAGCACGAGGCCACGCATGTCTGCTTCATAGACACGGACATGACCTTTCCGGCGGATACGATCAACAGGCTGTTAGAGCTTAAAAAGACAGTTGTTGGCGTTGCCAGCCGCAAAAAGAAGCTGCCGCTGCAATACACCATTGAGGTAGACGAGCCGGTGGGGGCGCGGGGCATTACCGACGAGGAGTTACCGAAAGAGCCGTTCAGCAGGATAGGGGGTGATCCTATCTTAGTCGGCACCGGGGTGATGCTGATCGACTTGCAGAAAGTAAACGGCATCGTAGCAAAACCGTGGTTTCTGTTCGGCACGTTCTGGAACGATGAGGACGTTGGCTATACCGGCGAGGATATTTATTTCTGCCGCAAGGTCTGGAAAGCAGGGTTGGAAGTCTGGTGCGATCCGACGATACCGATAAAGCACATTGGCGATTATGAATATTAAAAGCGGGGCCGTCGCACGCGGCCCCATGGGGTTAAGGGATTACGACTGTCCAGAGCTTATTATTCGCACGGCCTTGAGAATCAATGTTGATAATCTCGCCGGGCGCTTGAAAGCCGAAGTCGTAGCCCATTGCCGCTTGCTGGTCGGCGTGCTTACGCGCGAGCTTGGAAGCCTGAGCCGCTTCCTTCTTGGTCGCGTAAGTGTACCAACTGACCTTGGCGCCGGTTCGCATTGCCATAGGTCGCGGATAATCGCTATACGAAATCCTCATATATTTCACCTCCTTTCTATGCTTATAGTATATCATACTTTAATTTCAATGTCAAGTGGGTTGATTTATAAGGAGAATTGTGGTTGGAATTAGTCGATCTGTACCAGAAAATAACCGAACTGAGCCGTCCTATATGCGCGAATTGTGTGCCGCCGTACCATTGCTGTCATCCGGTAGGCTGCGGGCTGGCAACGGTGTGGGCGCGGAGGGTTTATGGCGTTGAACTCGAATACACCAGCGATAACGCAATCAGTACGCTGCCCTATCTTACGAAAACGGGTTGTACAGTGGCACCGCACCATAGGCCTCTTTGCTCGCTCTGGCTCTGCCCCGAAGGTGAATTGGCAGCGCCGGCCGAATACTGGGAACTCAAAAAAGAAATAATGGAAAAGGAAATAGAAATGGGGGATTCATGCCGAAAATCGAAATGAAGCCGAATCTGGCGACAGAAGCGGCGCTCGATAAGCTTACCGACGCTCAAAAGCGCTCACTGGCGCTAAAACTCTTGGAGCAGACCGACCCACAGGTATTGGAAGCGGTGCATATGGCCGAGCAAGAGCGCGACATGCAGACAAAATTGGACATGGCACAGCACGATGAGGAGAAAAGGCAGCGAAATGAGAAGCATATCTGGATAGAAATACCCCGGCGCGGCCCGGATGACTCGGAAACGCACGTTTTTGTCGGTGCCGGCGGCGTTTCGTACTGGATTCAGAAAGACGTGCCGGTGCCGGTGCCGAAATCGGTGCTCGATGTGCTCGATATGGCCGTCATTACCGGCCACGTGCCGGTTACAGACGAGGCGTTAGGCGTCAAGTTCATCAAAAAGATGAAATTCAAGCGCTTTCCTTACTCGCGCCTGAGTGAAGCCACGACAGAGGAAGTCGCAAAGTTCAGAGAAGAGCAGGACGAGATCAGAAAAGCGGCCGACGACACGTCAATCGGCCAGGAAATGGCAAAAGCGCAGCTCCAACGTGAATCATTGCTGCACCAGCAGGACGATGCGCCGTTTATTCCGGCCTATCTGCAAGGGGAGACTTCTGAAAAAGTCTGAAATCATAAACGCCGTTGCAGAGTTAGTGCAAGACAGCAGCGGCCCGATGCGCGGCAATATCGGGCGGTGGGTGAATCTTGTCCTGGACGATATAGCGTCGCGCGGCCTGCTGCACTCGCTACAGCGCGAGGAGCGGGCAACGATGCTGCCGGGTAACGGCTTTGACATGAATACCGGGCGAAACTACGACTTAAATATCGATACCGATAAAGTTTACAAGGTATTCATACCGGCGCTAGGCAGTGACGCGATACTGACGAAGCTCGGGCAGGATGCTTTTTTAAAGCAAATGTCGATTGACGGTTTCGTAATGACCGGAAAGCCCCGCTATTACTGCATATTCGGGCTTAAAACGCTGCGCCTGCACCCGATACCGACAGCCGATGTGGCGCCGGCGGCGCCTACGGAGCTGCAAAAGCTCTACGTCTGGAAGTACAAAGACCCGGCATCGCTAACAGAAAACGACGATATTACCGAATGGAAGTTGAAGCACACCCCGTGCATCGTGGCCGGGGCCTATGCCTACGGCGCACGGTTCGATCAGTTAGGGGATTACGCAGCAACCAAGGCGGAATACGAAAATTTGATTGTCAGGATGTTTGCCGATCAGGAAAACGATTTAGACGCCCCGCACGCAACGGCATACTACGACTAATGGACTACTGGAGCACTTTAACTGAAGCACAGAAACAGTGGCGACTAGCTAACTGGAAATAGGGAGGAAAAATGGCAGACAACAATTACAGCCCCCAGGAAGTCGGCGGAATACAGCCGATCTATTGCCCGCAGTGCAGTCAGGAAATAAAGCCGCTCGATAGCTATCAGCTGAGCACCGATAACAAGCGCTATCATTACCCGGTCTGCTGGCAGCGCTACGAGCTTGATCTGCCGGCTACCGGCGGTCCGGCTCACGCCATTACCCCTAGCGCGCCGATAATAGAAAAAGAGCCGGCGGTGGAATTAACCGAGTCGCACAAGCCGTGGCGCAAAAAGTAAGTTTTGCAGGTATGAATGGCTCTTAAGCCTGAAATACTTTCTTCTTTTGCCGGTGGAATCAACCTTACTGGTGCGCCTCTTAATATTGCTGAAAATGATCTGCTCGACTGTAAAAACATGTACCCGGTTGCGGCCGGATACCTTGTAGGCAGGGGCGGGCAGACCGACTTTGCATCCGCAATCGATGCCAACCCGATAAAATCCCTTTATCGCTTCTATAAGCAGACCGGCCAGGGGATCACCCTAGCTACTAGCGGCACGTCGGTTTATCGCATAAACGATACAACCGGCGCCGGCACCGCGATTTTAGGCTCGCAGAGCTTCGGAGAGCGGTTTTCTTTTACTACCTGGTCGAGCAAGGACAAGGTTTACTGGCAAAATAACATTGCCCCGATGGGGGTTTATGACGGCACTACCGTGTCGAATATCCCCGCCGCTGCAGTCGGCTCGCAGATAGAAATGTATCTGCAACGGCTCTACGTGCTGCAACCCAATGCGGTTAGGTTCAGCGATTTAAACGTCGACGATACGTGGCAGGCTGCGGCATCGCTCAATATATCGGATAACAAGGGCGGAGTCGGGCAGTTCCTAAAGGCCGCTAATAACATGCTGATAGCCGGCAAGACCTCCGGCTTATGGCGCCTGCAAGGTAGCCCGCTGTTAGGTAACGTGTTTGTCCAGTATTCGGACGTCGGCTGCGTGGCGCCGTGGTCAGCCGATGTAGTGACGGTAATAAGTAACGGGCAGGTCATTCCGGCGGGTGTCATCTTTGCCGGCAAGGACGGCATTTATATCACCGATGGTAACGCTGTAACGCTGGTCAGTAACAAGATCAACCCGCTCTTTACCGGCTATTTCAGGGGCTCAGTCGGCAAGTACTACCCCAAGCTCAGGCAGTATTTCTTTAGTTTCGATCCTGCGGGCGCCGGCAATAATACGCTTTGGGTAGCAACGAATATAGACATGGCCGGTAGTCAGATTGCCTGGACCGAGTACACCGGCTTTAACTGCGACTCGTTTGCGGTATTCGACGGCATCAATGACAGCGGGCAGCTTATAGCCGGGCTGTCTAACTTCGGCAGACTCAGGCGGCTCGACTCAGGTGTGCAGGACGCGGGCGTGGACTATACCTGTTCGCTTACGACCCGCTATTTCGGCGCCCCGTTCAATAATCAGCAGGTGCGCTGGATAAAGCCGGTATTCGATGCCACCAAGCCGGTGCATTACCAGATCGACTATTTTCAAAAGCAATTATCGAGCGGGAGCATCACCAGCGACAATCCAGCCGGTATCTGGGACGTCGGCACGTGGGATAGCGGCACATGGGGCGGGCCGTCGTTTAACAGCGCGCGCACAAGCGTGCTCGACTATAAATATGGCCGCTACTACAGCACCAAAATCTCGAGCACCGGCGATGGCCCGAGGTTCAAGTTTTTCAGCCTTGCCGTTGAGTCGCGCAATAAGGATCGGCGCTTCCATGACGTATTCACGCTTAATACGAGTCCATAAATGGGAATTATAAGTAAAGTTTTCACCTTTGTAGCCGGCACGACCAAGACCGGCGAGGCCTCACAGGTCAATGCCGACTTCGATGCGCTTTATAGCCTTGTAAACGGCAGTTTAGATGATGCGAACATTTCGGCCACGGCCGCTATTCAACAGTCGAAAATACTCAATCTGCCGACCGATATGCAGGCGCGTATGCTCAAGGCCGGCGACATAATGACCGGCACGTTAGAGCTAAAAATGCCGTTTCCGAATATCCGGCTATTCGGCACGGATGCGGCCAATAGGGACTGGCGCATTATCACTACCGGGTTTGGCGGCAATGCCGGCAGGATCTTTTTCGACCGTAACGACGGCACGGAGGCAACGCCTGTCTGGGTCAGTATGTACAGCATGGCAATCGACGGCATCCCGGCGCTGGTAACTGACTTGACGCGCAAGGACTACGTAGATGCTGTGGCGGTGCTCTTTAGCAGTTCCAATGCGATTTCGCGGGTTAATGTCACAACCGGCGATTTCTCAACCGGCTCACCGGGCTTTGTCGGCGTATCTAATCTTTCCACTACGTTGCCGACACGCTCGCGGCGCTGTCAGGTGAGTTTAAGCGCAAATGTCGTTAACAACGGCGGGGTTGCGATTCATATTTACACTACTTTGTTAGTTGACGGCGTGGACGTGAGCAACGGCGACGGCTTGACGGTTAATACCTCGCTAAACGGGCAGATTTGCAATGCAAGCTTCACCTATACGACCGATTTGCTGTCGAACGCGGTTCATACATTTTCAATCTATATGAAAGTGAGCGGCGGCACGGGGATAATGTTCTCGAGCACGCCGCCGGCTATTTTGACGGTCACCGAGTTAGGGCTGGATCACTAAATGAAGCGGTTTGCCGACGCCGGGGCGCTAAACCCGCAGTTAGACGAGGTTGTCAATAATGCGATCGATAAGCGCCAGTTCGCGGAAGTGGTAACGGACACGGCTAATCTCGAATATGCGGTAGAGCACGGGTTTGGAGCTGTGCCGCTAGGCTTTATCGTCATCAAGCAGGACAAAGCGGCGGTGACTTATAACGGCCCTACGCCGTGGGATGCCAAGAACATTTACGTGCAGACTAGCGTAGATCACGTGACGCTCAGGATGCTGATTTTCTGAAATGACTGATTTATTGCTTGAAATGATGGCCGAGCGCTTCCCGTTCTTAACGAGCGCCGATGCAGAGCAGGTGCTCAAGTTGTGCAACAAAAACAACCGGCTTTTCTACTTTCCCGAGGATAAGCCGAATTTCCTGCTTGGCTATTACCAGTTTTTTCCTGAGTTAATCAACGTGGTTAGAAACCAGGAATTAGACGTGCTCTTGAAGTGCGACTTGACCCACGGCCCGCTTGTCTATGTGGCCGTGCTGATCATGCCGGGAAACGCGCTCAGGATGATAAGCGCTATTGTGCGGATCCTAGAAGCCCGCGCCTATGCGTTTCATCGCTACAAAAAGGACGGTTTCGAGTTTCACTTTGTCAAGAATAACCGCTACGGCAAGCTTCGAGCAGGGCATAACTATGCGAGTCAACAGTAAAATCGTTGTCGATATAGCTAGTGGTAAGGTCACCCAGCGCAAAAGTTTCGAATACTCGGGCCCGCTTGCCGAGTGTATCAGCGGTAGCGGTAGCTCAAGCAAGAGTAAAAGCAAGTCAAAGCAGCAGTCAACATCGGAAAGCGGCACTAAATACAATCCCGACTTTATGAACTTAGCGACTCAGTACGCTAACGATCCTGCTAATGCGCCGGGGTATAACCCGCAGTATGTAAAAGGCAATTATACCGGCATTGCGCCCGGCGGCTTCGATAAGCTCGAAAACTCGCTCTATGACACGCAGGCTTCAAGGTTAAGACAGGCATACGATACCAGCGTGGGACAGCAGCGCGAGGAATTAGCGCAGATGGGAGGCCTTAACTCCCCCTCGCAGTACCTTGAAGGCTCGGCCCGCTCTAGCCTGGACCGTAGTTACATCCAGAACTTGCAGCAGGCTGCACGCGATGCAGCGCTTGGGCGTCTTGGGGCGGAACAGACAGATGCGCAGAACCGCACGGCCTTTGACGTGGGCGAGGCGACACGGCAAACGGGTTTTAATACTGATACAGCACAGCAATTACTGAATTTATGGCTCAAGAAACTCGGTGTGGCTATTGAGTCGGGCAGGTATGCCACAGGACAAAGTTCAGGCAGTAGTAGCGGCACTAGCAGCGGCATGAGCGGCAGCGGCGGAATATTTAGTTTCGGTGATAATAGTTAAAATCTTATGGGACTAGCAGACTTTTTAGCAGAAGCGGGCCGACACACGGCAGTCGGCCAGGTTGCGCAGGCATTTGGCGGGCAAACTACCGGCCAGAAAAATCTGGATAATTTCATCAATCAGGAATTACCGACCTTAGTGGATCAGATTCACAAGGCGGGTAGCAGAGATGAGATTACCAAGGCCGGTCAGGCATTGATTACTAAGGGACTTCAGGCCGGCATACCGACCGGGGGATTAGACAAGCTAATGGAAATGACGGTTGGGCCTGCGCTGCAAAACGTCCACTCTGGCGAACTCGATAAGCTTCGCCAAGATTATGCAGCACAGCCCGCACAACCAAGACCACCGGGCACTGAAGGACCGCTAACGCAAAGCGGCAACTTTGTCGATCCGACAGCAGAAAAGCCGCTTGATTTGAATTTTGCCATGCGCTTAGGCCAGGCTACCGGCGCCAATCCGCAGCAGTTTCGGGAAATGCTAGGCACTCCGGCTGATATTGCCGGCAAGCAACTGAGCAATAAAAAGACACAGGCGGCACTAGAGGCCGATCAGGCCAAAGAAGGCGCGATTAAAGGCTTGTCTAATGAGCCACAAGCGCCAGGGCTACCATCGCCGGCGGCAGTAGCGCGTATCAACCCGGCCGGAATAGTGCAATTTCTACCGGGACGCGAACAGTCGGACAGTCAACAGGAACAAAATCAGCGAATGTTCGAGCTGAAGCAGCAGGGCTTGGAGAATACTCTAAGCATGGCGAATCAAAGGATTGGTGCCGCTAATGATCGTGCCGGTCTGGCCGTGTCGAGCGCCGGACTCAATCACGAAGCAGAGTTAAGAAGGGAATTTCAAACGCAAAGCAAAGGCTTTCAGCAGGTGCGCGATTCCTATAATCGAATTCGTACCGCAGCCGATACGCCAGCGGGTGCTCTTACTATGCTTTATAACTTTATGAAGCTTAATGATCCTGGTGCAAGAGTAACGGAGCAGGATTTTCGTTCTGCGGCAACAGCTAAACCGATGTTAGAGCGGTTAGGGCTATCGTGGGATGCGATTGGCTCAGTATGGAACGGTAACAAAATGACGCCTGGAATGAGGCAGGACTTTTTAAACCGTGCAGCGGAACTTTACGGCGCCGAAGCGCAGCAGCACGGCAAGCGAGTTAAAGAGTATTCGCGTATAGCAACAGAATCCGGCCTTAACCCTAGCCGCGTTATTACCGACATGGAGGCAACAGGCGAAGCACCAGCACCGCCGCCAGCGCCAGCCGGTCAAGGCCGCTACAGTGAGGGAGTGCCTAGCGGCTCGGCTCCCGCAGCTCCACCACCGCCGGCAGTCGGAACAATTTATAAAGGGCATCGGTTCAAGGGCGGCAATCCGGCAGACCCTAAGAGTTGGGAAAAGGTTCAATAATGGCTGGCATGCCGTGGGAAGATTATCAGCCGAATACCTTACCGGCGATTTCGTCCGGCGGTACTCAGTCCGCGCAGACCGCACCGTGGGAAGATTTCGCCCCGGTTAAAGAGGAAGGCACACTAACCAAGCTTGCAAGGATGCCGAAAGAGGCGGTCGCTAAAGTGCCGTATGTCGGCAAAGCAGCGTCGTATCTGGTGCCCGATACACTGGGGCAATGGGGCGCATTGGCCGGCTTGACGGCTCTTGGTGCAATTCCTGGCG